AAGAGGCCCTCGGCATCACCATGGGGGCCTTCCAGTCGCTCGGCAAGGCGTTCTTTTACGGCGACAATGCCACCTTCGGCCTGAGTGATTCGTACCCAGGGTGTTTGCAGACGTACGATTCCACCAACATGGTGGTCGACGCTACGGGCACCACCGACGACGTGGCGTCGAGCGTCTGGTTGGTCCGCTGGGGACTCCAGGACGTCAAGTGGGTCCTGGGCGAGGGCGGCAAGGCCGAGGTCTCCGACGTGATCGAGGTCCGCCTGACCGACGGCAGTGGCAATCCCTACATGGGATACCACCAAGAGCTCTACTTGCGGCCGGGCCTGCAAGTCGGCTCGGTCTACTCGCTCTGCCGGATCAAGAAGCTGACCACCGACAGCGGCAAGGGCCTGACCGACGCCCTGATCGACGAGGCGATGGCCAAGTTCCCGGCAGGCAAGCCGCCCACCGCCGCCTACATGACCACGCGGAGCCGCCGCCAGTTGAAGAGCAGCCGGACGGCGACGACGCCCACCGGGAAACCGGCCGAGTGGCCCGACGTGATCGACGGCCCGGAAGGCTCGATCCCCATCTACTCGACCGACAGCATCTCCAACATCGAGACGCTGGCCCTCTGATCGCTGATCGTCGCGTCCGTCCGGTGTCGGAGCCACCGCTCACCTAACCGAGGATTTTTGCCATGGACCGCGCACAACCGAAAGTCAAGCACACGACGTTCGAGGAAACCAAGGCGCTGGGGACCGCGGACGGGACGGTCACCACCACCGGATTCGACCTCGGCGCGATGAGTGCCCGCGGGGCCTTCCTCGCGGAGCCCTTGGAGCTGGTCATCGAGGCCCCGGCCTTGAACACGACGCAGCTCCCGGATGCCGATACGAATACCTACTCGATCGAGACCGACGACAACCCCGGGTTCTCGTCGGCAAAGATCATCGCCGACAAGGTGATCCTCCAGACCGGGGCCGGCGGCGCCGGCGCCGCGGCTGTCACCGCCCGCTTCCGGCTGCCCACCGACGTCGAGCAATACGTTCGGGTCAAGTCGGTGCTGGCGGGCGGAACCGGCGACTGCTCGGGCGCCGACATGGTCGTCTCGCTCCGGTTCTGAGGCCGTACCCAAAACCGTCGACGGAGGCCAGCCGGCGCGGGAGCTCCCCATGGCCAGCCCAATCCACGCCGCCGTTCGCTGTGCCCTGCGGAGCGCCCGCGCCGTGGCCTACGTCGACGCCGTGTACAAGCGGGGTTCCGAATCCTGCCCGATCCAGCCGATCAAGTCGAGCGTCGACGTCGAGCTGATCTCCGGCGACGGCTCGGTCACCGTGGCCAAGGTGATCCTGTGGCGCGTGCTGGCCGAGGAGCTGGTCATCCAGGGCCAACGCGTCGAGCCGGCCGAGGGCGACCGCATCGAGGAACAGGTGGGCACAAGCAAACACACATACGAGGTGCAGACGGTCGGGGGCGAGAGTTGTTTCGAGCCAGCCGATCCCGCGCATCAAGGCTTCTTGATCCGCAGCCGGCTGGTGCAGACGGAGTGACGAGGAGGCAACCACGAAGGACACGAAGAGCACGAAGAACGAGCTAGTTTGATTTCTTTCTTCGTGCCCTTCGTGGTCTTCGTGGTGAAAGGAAATCCGTGAACGCTGTATTGACCTTCCTGACCTGGCTTGTGCGGCTGGTGGCCGACTGGCTGCTGCTGGCGGCCAGGGTGCGGACGATGCTGACCAACGACCTACCGCACCTCCACGCGGAGCAACAGGCCCAGCGCGGGCTGATCGGCGTCAACCACGACCTGATCACCGAGCAGATCGGCTACTGCCGCGGGCGCGTTTCCGCCGGCGAGTGCCGCGAGCCCTCAACCCTCGACCCTGAATGAGCTGCCTCCACGGACAAGTCGCCGACGCGGTCGTCACCGAGCTTGACGGCGAGAGCTGGTCGCTCGAGTTCACGGCCATGCGCGCCTGGCGATGCCGCCACAAGCTCGACGAGCTGACAACGCTCCGGGTGACGGTGCTCCCTGGCCCGTCCTCGGTCGAGACGCTCACCCGAGGCAGGGACACGGAGAAGTACACCACGGACATCGTGATCCAGAAACAGGTCGACCCGGACGACAACACGGCCGTGGACGCCCTGGTCGCCCTGGCCGAGGAGATCCGGGCCCATTTCCGGAGCAAGAACCTCTCGGCCGGCTCCCGCGCGATGGCGTGCGTCGACCCCCGGGAATTCCTGCCGACCAGCAAGGCCGGGATCAGCCCCGACCTGTTGGACAACGACCGCGTTTTCAACTGCGCGTTGAGGCACCACTGGCAGATCCTCGGCGCGCCGTCCTGACCCCTGAACCCTGGCCCCTGGCCCCTGAAAATGCGTGATCGGCTACCGCGTCACAACCCGCAGCGACGTCAAGAAGGTCATCCGCAAGATCCGGCGGGAGAACCCGCGCACGCTCGGACACGCGGGCGGCTACATCCGGAAAGTCGCGTATCGATCGATCCGGCCGCGCAAGGACAGGACGAAACACAGCCCGAAAGGGAGTCCGCCGTACACGCACACCAAACGGCTGCCGAAGTCGATCCTCTATTTCGTCGACAAGCGGCGCGACAGCGTGATCATCGGGCCGAGTCATCGGCTCATCGGGATCGCAGGTGCCGAGCACGAGCACGGGGCCGACTGGCGGAAGCCGATGCCCGACAAACGCCCGTTTATGCAGCCAGCACTTGAAAAGACGGCCCCCAAGCTGCCCAGGCAGTGGCAGGGCTTTTTGCGATGACACCTTGAAAGGAGCAACACCATGGCCGCGGGAGACATGCAACTGACCCTCGACGGGGACATGGCTATTGACGCCGGGACCGGCCAGGCGACCACCGTCCGGGACAACGTGGACGAGGTCAAGTTGACCATCTCCAAGGCGATGTACAAGTGGCTGAAGCGAGGCAAGAAGTGGCAGGGCGCCAAGCCTACCGCCGCCGAATGCAGCATCGACGCGAAGTCCTGGAAGTTCGAGGGCGACGCCCTGATCACGATCCTCAAATCCGCCTTTCTCAACAACACGATTGTGGGGATCTACGCCAAAGACGCCTCCGGGGAAGGCATGGACGCGGATTTTTATCTGACCGAGTGGGGCGAGAGTCAGGACAACGTAGGAGGCGTGGAAATTTCCTGGAAGGCCGAGGCGACCGACGAGCAGCGTGATCCGCAGTATCACTGACGATCAGGGGACAGGTTACAGGGGACAGGGACGAAACAACGGAGCTTGACATCATGAGCGAACAGACGGGAACGGTCACCATCGTGATCAGCGCCTCGGGCGTGACGATCCAGGGCGTCATAAGCAGAGAGGCATCGGGCGGCGTGCCACCGCAGAACAAGGCCCTGGACGCGGGCAACTCGGGGACGCTCTCGACGCGGACCAACGACACGGACGGCGAGCTGACGCTCGAAAGTGGCCACGACATCGAGACGGGCGACGTGATCTGCATCGGCTGGACCACCTCGGGCGTGGTCTCCTGCGCCCGTCTGGCCACGGTGGGCACCGTCTCGGGTAACACGGTCCCATTCTCCGGCGCGACCGGTGACGTCCTCCCGACCCAGGGCACGTCGATCGTGGCCGACGAGGTGGTCGATCTCGACGCCGACTGGGACGGCGACAAGGCCACGCTCTTTGGGGCCCAGTTCAAGGACGGCGCCGGCATCGCCATCTACGAGGACTCCGGCAACAACGTCCTCAAGGCATTTGTGGCCCAGGCCGCGCAGGACGTGATGCTCTACTGGTCCAACTCGACGCTGACGAACCCGATCACGGGGAACGCGGTCGACGAGGTGCGGATCGCCAACCTGTCCGCCGTGGCCAACACCTACAAGCAAACCGGGATCTACCAGTCCGACACGTGATCAATCGGCGGCGGGCTTGCGTGGCGCGCTGGCCACCCGAATCAACACCCTGGACCCTGAAATGGCAAGATTCACCGACGCAGCCGCCGAGGAGTGGGAGATCGACATCACCGCCGGGACGATCAAGCAGCTCCTCCAATCGGAGCTGAAGATCGACCTGGGCAAGCCGGACGAAGGGGACCCGCCGCTGGTGACGCGGGTGCACAACGACGTCGGCTTCCTGGTCGACCTGCTCTGGGAGCTGTGCCGCGAGCAGTGTGAGGCGCGCGAAATCAAGCCGATCGACTTTGCCCGGCGCCTGAAGGGCGAGGCGTTGGCCGGCGCGTACGTCGCCCTGAAGGAATCCTGGGCGGATTTTTTCCGCTGCCTCCGCCCCGACCTGGCGGAGGTGATCGAGCGGGCCGGGGCGTGGGCGGAGAAGTTGGCCGCGAGCCGGGTGGCGAAGATGCAGGGGCCGGGATACGAGGAGGCGGTCAACAAGGCGCTCGCCGCGGCCGAGGCCGTGCTGGACGAAGAGCTGGCCGCGGCGCCGGAGAGGGTCCGCGACGTGATGCGTCGACCTGGGAAATCTGCTGCCAGCTCGCCGCCATCGCCGGATGTGATCCCACTCCCCGAACGCTCCGAGAGCTGACGTGGATGGCGGAAAGTAAGGACCGGGCCGCGTGGGCCCGGACCTCGGCAATCCTGGCCCAGATATATAACGCCAACCGGGGCGAGGGCGACAAGCCGATCGACCCGATGCGATTTTGTCCATGGTACGACCCGAAGAAGAGCCTCCCGCCCCCGCCGGATGAATTGGACCGGGAGTTCCTACGCAAGGCCTTTCCCGAGCACACGCCGGTCAAGAAATGAGCCGCGAAGAACACGAAAAGCACGAAAAAGGATCGTCGTCGTCCTTTTGTGGTTTTCGTGTTTTTCGTGGCTGATGATTTGCCATGCCCAGCGCCTCAGAAATCCGAGCCGGGGCCGCCTACGTCGAGCTCTACGCTCGAACGAACCCGCTCGTCCGCGGGCTGAAGTCGGGCGAGCGGCTGCTGACGGGCTGGGGCCGGCGCATCCAGCGGATGGGGATGATGACCATGGCGGCCGGCTCGGCGATCGTGACGCCGATCCTCTGGGCCGCCAAGTCATTCGCCGCCGCCGGCGACCAGCTCCACAAGATGAGCCTCCGGACCGGCGCCTCGGTCGAGATGCTCTCGGCGCTCTCCCACGCGGCGGCGATCGGCGGAACCGAATTGGAGAGCATCGAGAAGGCGATGAAACGCCAGGCCAAGACGGCCAACGACTACCAGCGGGGCCTCTCGACCGCCGTCGAGGCGTACGACGCGCTGGGGATCTCGGCGGTCGACGCGGAAGGAAACCTCAAAAAGCCCGAGGCGCTTTTCAAGGAGACGATCGCGGCCCTGTCCGGCCTGGAGAACCACACGCAAAAGGCGGCCCTGGCCCAAGAGCTGTTCGGGCGGGCCGGGACGCAGCTCCTCCCCATGCTCCACGACGGCGAGGAGGGGATGGTCGCCGTGATGGAGGAAGCCGAGCGGCTTGGTCTGATCCTCTCGAAAGAGGACGCCGAAGCCGCCGCCCAACTCACCGACGCGATGACCCGGCTCCAATCCGTCCTGTCCATGGTCTGGAAGCGCGTGGGGGCGGCCGTGGCCCCAATGCTCAGCGACCTGGCCGACCGCATGGCCGAGGCCTCCTCCAAGGCGATCGACTGGGTCAAGGCCAATCAGCCGTTGATTGTGCTCCTCTTGAAGATCGGCGCCGGGCTGATGGCCGTGGGCGCGGGCCTGATGGTGCTGGGCCCGGCCGTGATCACCGTCGGCGCCGGGATGGGGATGCTGGCGTCGATGATCACCATGGCCGGCGCGGCGGTGGGCGTGCTGGGCACGGTGCTGGCCGCGCTCCTCTCCCCGATCGGCATGGTTACCGCCGCGGTGATCGCCCTGGGGAGCTGGTGGTTGCACACGACGGGCAGATTCCGCGCGGCCGGCCGTTGGCTCGGTGGCGTCTTTGGGCAGCTCCGCGACGACGCGGTCGAGGCATTCGGCGGGATCATGGACGCGCTCAAAGCCGGCGACTGGCAAGCGGCCGTGCAAGTGCTCTGGTCACTGCTCAAGCTGGAGTGGACCAAGGGCGTCAACTGGCTGATGGACAAGTGGGCCGGATTCCGCGACTCCTTCTTGGACGTGTGGAACGAGGCGACCACCGGCCTTGCGATGATGTTCAACAGCGCCGTCGCCGGGCTGCAAAAGATCTGGGTCAACCTGAGCACGTTCATGGTGGGCAAGTTCTGGGAGGTGGCGCTGGAAATCCAGAAGGCGATGGCCCAGATGATGCCCGACTGGATGGCCAAACGCCTGGGGATCAACAAGCAGTGGCACGGCTTCGCCGCGGGCATGGCCCAAAAGGCTACCGAGATCGCTATCGAGCAGGAAAAGGCGAAGCGCCTGAAGGCGATCGACGAGGAGCGGGCCCAACGCGAGGAGATCTTGGCCGGGGACCTCAACCGAAAGCAAACGGCGCGCGACGATCGGCGGGCCGCCCAAATGGCCAGGCGGCAGAGGGAGGCGGCCGACGCCCAGGCCGCTTTTGACAACGCGGTGGCCGCGGCCCGCCGTCGACGGGCCGAGGGGCCCGGAGCGCCGGGGATCCGCGAGCAGTACGGCGACATCATGGGCGGCGCCGCCGCGGCGGGCAAGTCGGGCGTGTTGGCCGCCAGCTCGACGGCCATGCTCAAGTACCTCTCGGCCGCGGTCGAGGGCGGCGGCACCGCCGAAGACCGCACGGCCGACGCCACCGAGGGGTCGGAAGAGCAGCTCAAGAAGATCAACCAGAGCCTCCAGACCAACAAGCTCGTCTGGGTCGGCACCGTGGGCTGACGCGCTCGATGAAGCCCACACCAACAGCACCGACACGCGAATCATGATCATCGAAGACGCCAGCCAGCACCTCGAGGACAAGCAGGGCGTGCGCAAGTACGCCGTGCTGGACGTGGCCGAGGCCCACGTGGCCCGGGCCGGGGTCAACGCCATGGCCCCGCTGGTCTGGAACAACCTGATCAAGCAGACGGTCTCGGTCGACGAGCAGGGCGGCGACGTGTGGGAGGGGATCGTCCGCTACGGCACGCTGGAGCGAGGGGAGCAGGGCGACATCGCCTGGTCGTTCAACATCGCCACGAAGACGGTCAAGATCACCCACGGGCTGGAGCACATCAAGACCTATCCGACCAGCGGCGACCCCGACCCGCACAAGGGCGCGATCGGCGTGAGAGACGACGGAAACGGCCGCACGATCGACGGCTGCCAGGTCAACGTCGGGTACATGACCTGGGACGAAGAGCACTGGTATCCGGCCGCCACCGTGGCCACTCACGCCTTTATTACCAAGCTCGAAACGCTCATCGCCAGCGTGAACGAAAACGCCTGGCGGATCTGGCAGAAAGGCGAGCTGCTGATCGTCGGCATCCAATCGACTGGCAGCAAGAACAGCGGCCAGGACGTTGGGATCCGCTTTCGGTTCGCCACGGCCCGCAACAAGACGGGCCAGGAGTTCGGCGACGTGACGGGCGTTGACTGCGAGGGGCACCAGCACCTCTGGATCGAGTACGAGGAAGAGGAGATCGCGGCCGGGATCACCGCCCATCGGCCGGTCCGCGTCCACGTGGAGCGCGTCTACGATTATTGCGACTGGGACTCCGAGCTGCCCCTGCCCGACCCTTGGAGTTGAGCCGTGCCGACCGAGCTGGAAAAGGTGCAGCCCGGCCAGCCGTGGCAACCGAACGCGCCGTTTCACAACGCGGCGGTGGAGACGATCCGCACGGTCCGCGACTTTCTTGTGGGCAACAGCCCGGGCCGCAACATCTACAACCCGTCGATCGCGATGGTCCGCAACGACTCGGGCGGCGACCGCGACCAGCACGACGTCCTGGGCATCGGCGACTCGCTCGTCGACCCGGCCACCCGGCTGAACCAGTTCAAAACCCAGCGCCGGGTCAAGGGCCTGATGCCGAGCTGCCACCACTGGGGCAAGCTGGCGATCCTCATCCGGCCGCTCAAAGAGGAGAAGATCGGCCCGGCGATCGTGGCGGGCCTCTCGGCCGCGCGGATCCGGATGAACCACGCGGAGGACGACTACGCCGAGATCTGCCCGGGCGACCCGGCGATCCTCGAATCGTGCACCGGCGGTGGGAGCTGCAAGATCAAGCAGGTCGCCGGCACCTCGGGCGTCCAGTGGGGCATCGTGGCGATCGACCAGTGCCACCCGGGGTTCGGGGTCGAACTGGCCCAAAACCACCCCGGCCGCTCGCTCGAATTCAACGTCTGGGTCGGCCGCTGGGACGCGGCGGCGCACGACTGGGAGTACGACCGGACCACGACCTTCCGAGCGATCGACCATCGCTACGACGTCCCGTACCCCGCCAAGTGCAGTACGGGATTAGCCAAATGGCAACCGTCCGAGGAGCACGGCAGGATCGCCGAAATCTGGGCGCTCGACTGCTCATCGCCGGGCTGCTACGGCTACGGAGCATGAGATGGGACGCCGCCGATGCTGCTGCGGATGCTGGAGTGCCTCGGACAACTTCAACCGCGCCGACTCCACCAACATCGGCTCCCGGTGGGTCGAGTGCAACGGGGATTGGTACATCACGGAGAACCAGCTCGGCGTGACGGGGATCGGCGACACGCTCTTCCTCCAACGGCCGCCGCGGTCCGTCAACGGGATTGGCGAGGTCTACCTGCGAGACCTCACCCCGGGCCGGATCTACTCAATCGTCTACGGCGACGGATTCTGGAACGAACCGTACTGCCGAAATGACCCGGAGGAGATCCGCTACGAGCTGCAATTTGAGACGTACGAAGTGGGAGGGATGCTGCGACTCGTCCGCGTGGCGGCCGGGGAGGGCGAGTCGATCGTTGCCTACGAGCAAATCGCCGATCTCTCGCCAAACCCACGACTCTCCCTCTGCGCGTCCCCTGAACGACTCAGCGGCTGGATCGACGGCGCCACTTACCCCGTCATCGATTGCGGGCAAGCGACCGGCCACTGGTGGGGCCTCGCCTCACGAGGCACCGGGGAGCACCTGTTCGACAACTGGCGACTCACCGAGCACTACGCCCAAAACCCCGACTGCCCGATGTGCTGGTGTGGATGCGACGGCTTCTGCATGCCCGACCGGCTGCGGTATACCTTCGTCGACGATAGCTACTGCACCCACCTCGACGGAGTGACGGGACACCTCGACGGCCCCGGCGGCTGCGTGTGGGAATCGGACCCGATCGACGACATCTGCTACGACGACTTTAACGGACTGTTCGAGCCGTTCCGACTCCGGCTCACCAACCTCGACTCGGGCAATGAGTACACACCCGCGGTTGGCGGTTGGCGACTTGGGGCCCCGCGCTCGCCGGTCGGAGACCCGGAGATCTTTCACGGCGAGTCGCTCGAAGGCTCGCTCTGCGATCCGCTCTACCTGAAGTTTGGGCCGTTCAGTTTCACCGACAACCCGATGGACGGCCTGTGTTGCGAGGGCTACTGGCCGACCGAACAGATCGAGGACGGCCAATCGGGCAGTTTCTACGTGGTGGTGACCTTATGACCTCACCGGCTGTAAGCGTTGCCGACGCTCCTCGCCCAGACAGAGGCGGGCGTGTGCTCCCAATCCTCGCAGCGGGCGGCGAGCAGGCCGGCCTGCCGGTGGGCGGCATCGAATGCCGCCTTGCTGGGGAAATCGCCGCGCACGGACTGGCGGAAGTACCGATCGAGTCGGCCCTCCCAGGCCACGCGCCGACACTCGGCACAGCCCCAACATCGGACGTCGTCGGGGTGGACCGAGACCGGGCCGCCACACTCGCGACACCGGAAGCCATCGAACTGCGGCCAATCATCCAGTCCGGGACTGCGGCAGAGACACCAGATCGACGCGGCCAGGAACAGAAAGAGACCAACGAGACAAAATTTTCGGAGCATCATCGTAGGAACCCTCCTGACCCCATTCTTGCCATATATACACATGAGTCAAGCGCTCTGCCAATGCGATCTACCGCCCGACGCCGCCGGTATCGACTGCCCGCGTCACGCGGTCTATAAGCCACGCCGGCTGGTCGAGTTGTGCAATGCGGGGGCCCGCGGCGAGTCCCCGGCCGATCGGTACTGGACCGCGTGGGAAGAGGGGAGGGGCCCCGGCCAGCCGGGCGCCGCGGCGATCGCCGCCATCCCCCGCCACGGGGGCGCCCGGCTCTTGGCGCAGATCCGGGCCTACGTCCTCTCTCGCCGCCCGCTGTTCGATCCGAACGCCGACCTGGACAAGACACTCCAATGGATGAATGCCCGGCCCTGGCCCCAGATCGAGCAGTCCGCCAGGATCTGCGCCACCTGCCCCGAATGCACCGGCCGGCTCTGCCGCCGATTCGGCAGCTCGTGTCAGGATCGCCAGCGATGGCTACGGCAGCTCCTGACGCGCTCCTGCGAGCGGGAGGAGGAACTCCAACGAACCAGCATACGACGCCTGGAAACGCCCTTCGTGACCATCGACGATCTACAACGGCAGACTCGAACACTGGTTGGGCGCCTCCCTCCCACGATCACCGACGTCGTGGGGATCGCGAGGTCGGGGTTGATCCCGGCGACGATCCTCGCCTGCCTGATCCACCGGCCCCTCTGGTCGCTGTCGACCACGGGCCTGAATGACTTGGGGACCACTTACCGGCTCCAAACGGCCGCCGCCCCGCCGGCCAAACGCCACGCGCTTCTACTCGACGATACCGCGTTCAAGGGTGGCGCGATGCGCCGCTTCCCCGCGATCCTCCGCGAGCACTGGCCCGACGCGCAGATCCTCCGCGCCGTGGTTTACTCGACCCCGGCGGCGAAGCGGTTTGTCGATCTGTCTGCCGCGGAGTTGCCGCCGCCGCATTATCTCGAATGGCACTGGAGCAATTCCCCCCTGGCCCATGCGTGCTGGGATTTTGACGGGCTGCTCTGTGAAGACTGTCTGCCGGAGGACGACGACGACGGGCCACGTTACGAGCAATTCCTCGCCACCGCCCGGCCGCGATACTACGCGCGCCACACCACCCTGCCGCTCGTCGTGACCGCCCGGCTCGACCGGCCGCGTTACCGCGAGCTGACCCAAAACTGGCTCCGTCGACACGGCATCCGCTGCGACCGGCTGGTAATGGGCCCCTGGGGCTCACTCCAGGAGCGCGCGGCGCCGCTGGCCGTCGAGCGCTTCAAGTCGGCCCACTACCGGCAGAGCAAGCTCCGCCTGTTCATCGAATCGGACGCCCGCCAGGCCCGCGTCATCGCCCGCCTGGCCCAGAAACCGGTCTTGTGCCCCGCCGCCGGCGTCGTGTATTAAGCGAATGGCGGCGGCGCGACGGGAGTGACTCGACCGATGACTGACTCCAGCCTCCAGCCTCCGGCCTCCGGCCCCTATTGCTCCAAACCCTGGACCGACCTGGAGCTGGACGCCCGCGGCGCCCGGACGTGCTGCAGCGCGTGGCTCGACCGGGCCGCGTACGTGCACGACTCCGACGAGGCCGACCCCTGGAAGCTGTGGAACGCGGAGCCGATCCAGCGACTCCGGCGGGCGGTGGCCGCCGGCGACCGCTCGCTCTGCCGGGGCTGCGCGTGGCTGCGGAGCGGGACACAGCCGCAACTGGACGTGGCGGATCCGCGGCCGGTCGTCGAGCACGGGCCCAAGGTGCTGGCCGACTGCGTCGACCGCACCTGCAACCTCCACTGCTCGAGCTGCCGGAAACAGCCGATCGGCCCGCCCAAGAATTGGCGGGACCTGGCCACCCGGCTGGAGATGGCCATCGGAGCTTTTGGGGCGACGCTCGAAACCTACAGCACCAGCCAGATCGGCGACCCGTTTGCGTCGCCCGTCTCTCATCGTGCGCTCCGCTCGCACTGGCTCACCTGGTCGCCGTGCAAGCTGATGATCTGCACCAACGCCCTCTTGATGCCGATCGTCTGGCCCAGATTGCCGCCCCAAGTCCGGGATCGGCTCCAGCGGGTGCACGTGTCGATCGACGCGGCCGACGGCGACACCTACGAGCTGCTCAGGCGCGGCGGCAACTGGGACCAGCTCACCCAGGCGCTCAACTGGCTGGCCATGCTCCGCGAGACCGGCCAGCCCGAGGTGCTCCAGTACCAGTTTATCCTCCAGGCGGACAACTGGCGGCAGGCGCCGATGTTCATCGAGCTGGCCAAGCACGCCCGGGCCTCTTGCGTCGTGTTCACCCACCTGCGGCGGAACTGGATGCCCAAAGACGTCTGGGCCGCCAAGACGATGGCCAGCCCCGACCATCCGGACCGGGCCGAATTCGACGCGATGATCGACGGCCCCGCGTTGCGTGACCCGATCGTCGATCGTCGCCACCTCCATCCGGACGTGATGCGTCAGGTGTGGGAGGCGGGCAACGCGAGACCGTAGGGTGCAGAGTGGAGGAAAGAGCCATGGACAACACGACGCTGCTGCCCTGCCCGTTCTGCGGGACTCTGAGAGTCCACGTCCGACCGCTCGTCTACGAACCGGAGGGGGACGGGCTATGCGACGACGGCTATTACGTCGAGTGCATCGCCTGCGGCCCGGTCGGACCATCCTTTGCCGATCCGGAGAAGGCCGCGCGGCACTGGAACCGACGTAAGCCCGACTGGCACTTCAGCCAGTCTAACGGCGACCGCTGGCGAGTGAGCTTCTCGGTCGACGTCATCGTCGAAACAGGCCCGGGATCGCCCGGCGTGGAAGCGCTGGCCTGGGAGAAGTTCAAAGCCCACGACCTCGACCGATCCGCGCTGAGAGAGATCATCTGCGAGGACGCTCCCGTCACCGAGTAAACCCCGGCCCTGGGCAGCCGGCGGGGGGAGGCCGCCATACCGACGATCCCCGCCGGTGGGGCGAAACACGAATTAACGATATGAGTCTTGGACTCAAGGGCTCAAAACCCCATTTCGTGCTTTTCGTGGCCGATCCCCAAGCACGAAACGGCAGATTTGCCCCTCAGAACCATGGTTTTGGACACGCATTTTCGGCCAAAACGGCCGCTACCAGCTCGGAAGAGGGCTGGTGCCGGCGAGGCCGGGTGAAAACCACTCACCCAAACATACCGGCCCCGCCGGCACCAAGCGCCAACGGCACCACGAAGAGCGCGAAGGACACGAAGAGTTGAACCCTCATCCCTGACCCCTGGCCCCTGAAATGCTCCTCGACCTCCACAAGAAATTCTGCGAGATCCACATCCCGAGGACCGGCGGCGTCGCCCGGGCGATCGCCCTGAAGCCGTGGCTCTCGGCCCATTGTCGGATCGACCTGATCGACCGGCACTGGACGGCCCAAGAGATCCGCGAGCAGATCGGCGCCGATTTGTGGGACACGCTCTACCGGTACGCAGTGCTCCGCGACCCGCGGGAGGTGATCTCCAGCGACTACCGGCTCACGCTGGCCGACGTTCACCACATGCGGCACCACGGGGCCGAGTTCACCGGCCTCTGGCGGCGAAAGGTCAACCTGCTCGCCTCTGACCCGAGTTTTGCCAACTTCGCCCGCCGCGAGTATTTGCGGCCGATGCCGCCGGGCGGGTTGTGGGAGCACTGGTGTCGGGGCCACGGGCTCTACCGGGGGCTCGACCTGGGCGTGGAGCTGATCCCCTACCCGGAGCTGCACGAGCGCTGGCCGGCGATCTGCGAGCGGATCGGCATCCAGCACACGCACCCGGCCGGCCGCTCCGACCGCTGCCCGATGAGCGATTTGCACCCCTGCCCGATCTGCTTCTTGCCCGAGACGAACCGGTCGGGCGGTCATCCGCCCGCGTACCCGCGAGAGCTGGGCCTGGAGATCGACCGCCATTTCCGCGGCGACTTGAAACGGCTCGGGTTGACCGAGCGGCTGGCAGCGGTCGAAGGGGGTTGAGCGTCACGCCCCCTCTCGGCTGTCGAGGCGGCGGCTAAGCCGCGTCGGGCGGATCGCCTGAGCCATCGCGCGGCAGGCCGCCGCCGTGCGGTTGCATCTTGAGCAGGTCCGGATGCGTCGAGGCCTCCAGGAGGCCGCGGATCTCCTCCAGCATGACGTCGGGCGTCAGCGCGGGGTCGAGCTGCAGGTCGACCACGCCCGGCGGTGTGTCCTGGCTAAGCTGCTGATGAGACACCGGGCAGCGGAGCACCCAGCCCCGCAGCAGCTCCCCAAACCGCTTCCGTGTGATCAGCATCGCCATGGCGTCGGAAATCCTCCCGCGACCCCGAAAGTCACGCGAATCAAAAGCGGGGCGACCGACGACCGCTCTCCACATCGGGTGACACGCGGATCGAAAACGCCGCCCGCCGCCCGGGACAATTGTACAGGTGTCAGGGGCCAGGGGCCAGGGAAGTACGCCACCGCCGGGGCGGGCGGTGCTCGAGCCGGGGGCTAAAACTGGTCGCGGACCCAGGCCTGGTCGTCCTCGCTCAACTTCTCCATCGAGAGCGAGATCTCCGAGCCGTCCGCCTTGCGGAGGGTCACCGTGCCCATCGACAGGCGGACGAACTCGGCCTCGACCGTGAACTCGCCCGACGTGTCGGTCCACGTGCGGAAGTCCGGGGCCGGGGGCTCGGGATCCTCGACCTCCTCCGGCGGCGGTGCAGCCAGGCCGGTCGGCTCCCCTCCGTCCATCGCGAGCAGCTCGTCGACCGCCCGCTGAGAGCCAAACACAGGGTCGCCCGAAAGGCTTACGAAGATCGGCGCCCACTGGTCGCGTGACCGGTCCAAGACCGCGACGACCTCCCAGGGCTCTCGTACGACGGCCCCGAAAGCGTTTTGGGCATCGACCACGCCCGTCACCACGCACCCAAAATACTCGTCGGTGTCACACACGACCCGGCTTTGAACAAAATCCCAGGGGTACTCCGCCGAGGAAGGCGACCGAAGACGCCCCTCAAGCACCGTCTTGGCGAACTGGACCCCGGCCGCCCGGGAACCGGACCGAAGCTCCTCCGCGTCGGAAACCGGCTGCGTGGCCGACGGCGCGGAAGGGGTTGGGCCGCCCCCGCCTCCGCAGGCAAAGATGCAGGCCGCGAGAACAACGGCCGAGACTGCCCCCAATGCACGAATCCACGACCGCATGGCGAGACTCCCCATTCAAGGGCGGCCCGGCCGCGATCGAATGGGGCAAGACCCGGCCAGGCCGCCAGCCCAAAAACGGCTCCGCCCCCATGATGCGCCCCGCGAGCCGGCTGTCAACCCCCGCGGTAGCCGACCGCCAGCCCCGGCGGTGAGGACCACCAGGGAAATTCTGATCGTAGGGGCCGCGAGAATTCCCCAGCACTTTCCTTCTAATCCGCAGGTTGGCCGTTCGAATCGGCCCGGGCGTGCTTGCCACCCACCGGCGGGGCCGGCGAGGGAGCAGCGGATACGCACTCCGCTGCTCTTTCCACCGCTCCGGGGGGGCCGAAGAGCCGCGAAAACCGAACAGCGGAGACGAAACCCAGGAAACGCCGGCGGGAAGGGGAGGCCGTGGCGGTCGCGAGGCCGTCACCCCGAAATCGAACTGGCCCGGCTAGCCCCCGGGCTGGCCGACTTACCGGGGATCACCCTCCCCATCTCGCCCGGTACCGCCCGGGGCCGGCGCCGAGAAAGCCCGGCCCCCGGGCGGATCTTGATCCGCGTGCCCAGCGCGCCGGCCGAGTCCAATCCAGGGACCGGCCGCCCGCTCCGCGCCCCATCGCACCCCCCCCTCAGAGCCATTTTTGCCGATTTTGCGGATATTACGCCACGCACATGGCGTAACACATCCGCGCCAAAGCCGGGCTTTCTTGAGCTTCGGACCTCCTCTCGCCCACGGGCGTCCGATTCCGGGCGCGGTTGTAACGGCCGCGGATGATTGACGCGGACCGGCCCTCTCCGATAGATTCGCGACCGATCGATGTAAGTCGGCCTCGCGGCGCTCTGACGGCCCGTCGGCCACTCCGGCTCTGCGAAGCCAACCGGTGAAGCTCGGTGCCTCACTCGGTACGAACCAGCCAAACCGCACAACGCGCGTAGGCGGCTGCGCGCACATGGAGCCGTCCCCATGGGTGACACGGACCGGTCGGGGCCAGGGCGAGGTGGGGCGAGTGGCGACACCGCTCTTCTGGGTACCGAGCCCCTCGCCCAGGCCCTCCGGTTAGACTGTTACGCCCATTTGAATGCTATGGTAACCCAGGGTAGGCACGCACTGATGATTGGCCTCGCCCTGGAAGATTTCCGTCGCACGGAGGCCCTGGCCACCTGTCGACTAAAGGAACCAAGCCATGGCCCGCCAACCTGCCGCATCAAGCGGCGACCGGCCGCGGTTGCGCCTCGTCCGCGGCGCCGAGTGCGACCCGGAAGATCGCCGCGATTGGACGCTCCCCGAGTTCTACGAGCGTTTTGTCTTGCCCGTGTGCCACGAGGGGAAGGACCGGCAACCGCAGACGGTCCGCGCCTATCGCGGCTCGCTCAAGCTCTGGGCCCAGATCACGGGCAATCCGCCGCTCAGGCAGATCGACGACGTCACGTGTGCCGACTTCGCCAAAGCCGTCAGTCAGCGAGCGGGACTCAAGGGCGCCGCGAAGGTGTCGCCGAACACGGTAATCAAGCACTGTACCCAACTGCAGTTCTGCCTGGACAAGGCGGGGCCCCGATCGCGCGGGAACCGGCTGGGGCAGAACATCCTCCCAGAGCCGCCGTATCTGGTACGGCCGAAAGGACGCCACAGGCTCCGCGACCGGTTCACGCTCGACGAGATCACGGCCTGGCTCGACGTCTTGCCAACGACGGCCACGCTGCCCCGCTCGATGCGCGGCATCGAGCCGCCGCGCTGGTGGCGAGGCCTGATCCGGTTTGTCTACAACTCGGCCCTGCGCATCGACTCGGCCATCGAGGCCCGTCGCGAGTGGATCGAGGTCCGCGCGAAGCGTGGGCAGCCCCCCGAGCATTGGCTCTGCCTGCCTGCCGAGGCGACCAAGCCGCGCCAACCGCTGCAGGTCTATCTCAACCAGTCGGCCCGGCTGGCCATCGAGATGGTCCCCCGCTCGGAAGACGGGCGCATTTTCGCGTTTCCGGGCTGGCCGAGCTCGCAGAGCTGGCTCCAGGAGCTGAGGCGCCGCCAACTGGCGGAGATCCCCACGACGATCCTCCCCGAGGATCGCCGGCTGGGATTCCACGGCCTACGCAGGGCGACGCTCCACTGGCTGGCGGAGCGCAACCCGCTAGTAGCTCGGAAAGTGGCAGGGCACAGCGGCGGCGACGTGTTGGCCGATCACTACGTCGGAGCCGACGTGGTGATCCCCCTCTTGGAGCGATTGCCCCAGCCGGGCCCGGCGAGGCAGGGGATGCTTTTCTAACCTCCCCCGCCCCATCGGGGCGCGGGCTTGTCCGACTGCTCTTCACTGGCGACTCGCCACCGAACCCGGGCGCCACTCGATCGAGCGGGGCCGCTTGTGGTATCCGGCGGCTTGGACAAGTCCGCGCCCCGCTGGGTCTGCGGGATGGGCCCAACGGGCAACGGCCGGGGAGCGGTGCCAATCCCTGTGGGAGGGGCGGTCCCTCCCGGTGGAACCCGAATGCCGACGCACCGCTCACCGGCCGGATTTTGATGGGGAGTCTAAACCAGGCCATGAATCCACAGTTCGGAACCCGACCTGTCGGGTTGAAGCCGAGAAGAGCTGCGGACTTCGAGAGCCGTGTAGCGCTCGGCAGAGGCACTCCCGTTTTGGCGCCGGCGTCCCACCCATGGGGCGCCGGCGCCTTTTGATGAAGGAGGCGGTTGAAGATGAGTAAGCGGAAAGTGCGACCTACCAAGCTCAAGATCCATTTCACTAAAGAGGATCGGGAGACCGAGGCCCTGCTGTGGCATCTTAGCCACCAGATCAAGATCATGGTCAATCTGATCTGGCGGCTGTGGATGCTCTTTCACTGGGAAGCGGGGAGCGAAGACGATCTCCGCCTTTGGCGCGAGGCGTACAAGACGTGGGCCCAAGAGGGGAAGAAGGGCAAAAAGCCGCAATGTCCGGTCGCGTGTTTCCCGCCGGAATGCAGCAAAAGGATTCGCGCCGCGCTGACCGAGAGATTCCCTGGGATCCATGGCCGCGTCCGGGAACTGGTTTTGGACCGGACGCGAAAACGGATCAACAAGATCCCTGCGAAGACGGGCGCGTTTTCGGGGTGGCTCTGCATTTTGCTGAACGAGCAGCGCCCCGGGTTCAGCTCGGATCCGCTGCCCATTCCCCTCGACCGGAAGAACGGGCACCTGCTGGCACCGCAGTGCAAGTCGGACCCGTGGCGTCTCGTTGTCGGGCTGGATCGCGTCGCGCCGCGGGTCCGAAGCCCCAAAACCTCCCTCCGTTTGCGGACGTGGGGGCGACGGTGCGCTAGCGAGCGAGCCAGCCTGGAAAAGATCGTAGGCGGCGAGTACGAGTTTTGCGGGTCCGAGGTGGTCTACCGGCCCACTCGCCGCGAATGGTACGCGCACGTGATGTCCCGGCAACCCAAGGAAGCTCGGGTGGAGTTGGACCCGGGCCGGGTCGCAGTCTTGCATCCGGGCCGGAAACGAATTGCTTTGCTGAGGTTCGAGGGCTACACGTGGTGGATTGGCGGCCGTTATGGTCGGCACGTCGCCCACACGCGAAACGCGGTCCTGATCCAACTGTGGAGTCGCTCGGACGGGTATCGCAAGGCATCGACCGCCCGAAAGGGGCACGGCCGCAACAAGGGATTTCGCTTCTGGCTCAACAAACTTCGGAATCGGTGGCGGGACTTCGTCAAGACCCAGAATAACGAGATCGCTAAAGACCTGGTGGCCTTCTGCGAGAGGCATCGGGTCGGGCGCGTCGTCTATCGGCAGCCCACCGAGCACTACCGGTTGACCCGGTTCTTGGGACGCGCCGGGAGCCGCCCGAGGCGGTCCCACGCATACACCTGGGACTGGCACCAACTGGGGAAGATCTGTGCGGAAAAGTGCACGGAAAAGGGGATCCTCTTTGAGGTCAGCAAGCGACCCGATGGTCGTTCTCGGCCGTTGAATCGATCGCAACGCCAGCGGGACAAAGAGGTTATGGTCAACGTGGTGTGAGGAAGCGACAAACGTGGGGTGCCAACAGGGGTGGGTGAAGTAGTCGCGGATGAAGTCGGGGTGTGAGGAAGCGACGAACGTGGGGTGCCAACAGGGTGGTGGTCAAGTTTGGAGATGGCACGATCGGTGTGAGGAAGCGACAAACGTGGGGTGCCAACAGGGGTGTCGTTTAGCAGGGGGCGTCGTGCGAAGGTGTGAGGAAGCGACAAACGTGAACCGCTATTGCGAATTGTGTGGGGCCCCGATCCATCGGGGTCGTTACTGCCCGGGCGACTGTGCCCGGTTCGTCCAGTTCTCCAAACGATTAAAGGAGGATCTGCATGACATCGACCAAGCACAAGGACCCGACCAAAACGCCCTCCATCGCGCCCTACAAAGCCGCCTTGAAGCGGCTGGAGGAGATGCAGGGCCAAATGGGGGCCCAGCTATTTGACAGAATCCAGGTTGCGGTGACCGTGTTCGAGGATGCCGAATTCCGGGCACAGACGGGCAACGTGGACGATTCCCGCGCCGCCCGGTTCCTGGACGGCTTCTTCCCGGAGCTGTTTTTTGATCACCCATTCGACGACCTTCGCGCGATCCTCAAGCATTTCCCCAAGCGGGCAAGGTGGGAGAAAGGCGACTTGCGCACGATGTGGAAAGCGGTCCTGGATCACCAGTCCAAACGACCGGCTCAGCAAACGACGATCACGCGGCGGGTCATCAGTCAGGCGGAATACGCCGACTTGATGACCAAGTACCGCCGGCTGGAGCGAGAGAACGCCGAGCTGAAGGCCGAAAATGAAGCGCTCAAGACGCGCCTTTTAGCACACGAAAGCCAAAGGTCTCCCGAATTGGCCGGCATGTCTTGAGGCAAAGAGGAGCCGGTAATGGAGCTGCTACCACCGAAACCGGGGACTTGCCCGATCTGTGCGACCGACCACCTGCCGAGCGAGCCGCACAACGCGCAGTCGCTCTACTACCAATACCGATTCCTGGCCAGCCACGGCCGCTGGCCGACGTGGGCCGACGCGGTCGCCCACTGTGCACCCGAGGTGCAGGCGCAGTGGCGCGCGGAGCTCGAAAAGCTCGACGCCTGGACCGAGCCGGCAGACGGCGAGCCGATCGCCGATCCGCCCGGCGAATCGATCCGCCAAGTGGTGACCGTCCCCTTGGCCGGCCCAGTGGTCGTCGAGATGCACCCCGAAAGCTGAGCCGCATGACACCTCCAGCCCAAACCGCCCTCGACTTGGCCCCGGCCCGCGCGATAGATTCAGGAGCGCGGGGGGCTCGGGGCTCCGCGGAACGGACCCGCCAAAACGGAGCGCACGGAGGCTTCCCCGGGCTCTCCGATCTCAATCCGCGTGCGAGAGCGCGCTGCTCGAAACTCATCCCGGGCGGACCCTCGCCCGTCTTGGTGCGCGTGCCTGCCGGCTCGCAACGCAAGTCATACCTCTCCGGTTTGGCCTCCGGCCCGGGCACCTGTCTGCTACCATTATACCCCAACCAAAAGGAGGTGCCTATCAAAACAAGCGTCCATCCGTAGCTGCTACACCGACCGGTCGGCAAGCATCCATGGTCCTTGCTCCATCCGACCGGCCGGCCGGCAACCTGGCATCGGGCCACGGCGGTTACGCATTCCACGCCTGTCGGCGGGTTCAAGCCCCGCGGTTGCCGCTCGAATTGGTTGAGAGTTGAGGGATCGGATGCCGTTGTCGCACGTGATTCAATTGCTGTTGGCCGTGGCCCTGCTGGCGGCCTACGCGGCCGTGGGTGAGCTGATCGTCCGCGGTTGGACGCCGGACCGGCCGAGCGTGGAGCTGCTGCCGAGGGAGGCAGCCGTAGAGAGACTCAGGGACCGATAGACAAGGAGGTGGCCAGGATGGCCGGAGGCGTGTGTGACGAGCTGGGGCACCTCTTTCGAGAGCCGTCGATCGGCGCGGCCAGCAAGCTGGCCTTCTTGCGGTTGTGGGAGGCAGCGGGCAAGGAGCCGGGCGAGATCATGATCAGCCTGGCGGACCTCGGCCACGCCTACGGGAGGTCGCGACGCGCCGCGCGCAAGTGGATCGACGAGCTGGCCGCGGCCGGCCTGGTCCAGATCGACGATCACGACGATCGCCGCGGACGCGTCTACCTCACCGTGTGGAGTCCGCACCCGGGCCGCCGCGAGCGCCGGCCCGACCTGCAACAGCGGCTCCCGCTCAGTTTCGACCGGCCCGAACTGGCGGAGCCGGCCCCCCGGTCCGAGGGAAATCGGGCGGACGTTAGCGCGCCCAAAGGTCCGTCCGAGGCCGATCGGGCGGACGTTACCGCGCGCAAAGGTCCGCCCAAACCACCCCGGGCGGACGTTAGCGCGCACAAACGTCCGGCCACCCCGTGCGAGGGCGAGGGCGAGGGGAAACCCCACGCGCGGGCGCGCGCGGTCGACGTCGACGTCGTCAAAGAAGACAAAGTCTTACTTTCATGGTCGGCTAAGTCGACGTCGACGTCGACTGTCGACCAGAAGGAAACGGACCAAGAGACGGACGACGAGCCGGCCGTGATCTGGCGGGACGCGGTCGAGGACGCCTTTCGTTGGCTGGCCAAATTCCCGCGGCTCCGCGCCGGCATCAAAGACCCCCGCAACCGCTCGCTCTGGCTCAAAAGCAACTACCTGGCCCGCGCCGAGCTAAGCGAGCAGTGGCTCCGCGACTCGCTGGAGGCGATGGAGCAAGTCATCGCGTCCCGGGGCGGGAACCCGTGGGCCTACCTGCACACCTGCCTCGCGAATCGCGCCTGGGGTGAGCACCGGCCCGATTTCCAGCGGGGCGTGGCGGCCCGCGCGTTTCACGCCCGCCTGGCCTCGATCGATCTGACCATGGCCGACGACGTGATCCGGCTCCGCCGGCATTTTGAGCGGGCCCCGCCCCTGCATCGATGACCGGAGACTGGTGATCGCAGCTCGAACCCTCTGGAGCATCCGATGGACCCCCCAACGAAGCCGGCGAAGGTGATCAGGGACGTCAGTGCAAACCTGCGCAGCGCCCTGGCGTCCTACGACGCGCGGATGCTGACGCTGGCCCAGGCCAGCGCGGCCGTCGACGAGAGTCTGACGGAAATCGCGGCGTTGGTGCTCACCGCCGTCGAGCACGACGTCGACGCCGACATCTCGGTCGACGTGCTTGTCGGCTCGACGCTGGTCCGCGTCTGGCCGAACCTCAGTCCTGTGTGCACCAAGGTCGAGCATCTCGCGCAACTAGCCCCAGCTCCTAACCCCCAGCCCCAAACATGACTACTCCCTGCGAACTCGTCACCAACGCCGCCGCGGTCCGGTCGATCCTGGCCCACGTGTCTCCGCCCGGCCGGCCGTCGATCGTCTCGTTCGGCCTGTTGACCAAGCTCTGCACGGCGGTGCTGCCCGTCGAGGGGCCTGCCAGCAAATCCAAGCACGGCTGCGACGCCGTGACCATCCGATTTTCCGAAGCCGAGGAAAGCCAGCTCCGGGAACTGCGGGCCGCCGTGCTCGGGATGACTCAGAGTTTCGAGCGATTGATCTCCGTGCTCACCGGCTCCGCGCCGCTGGTGTTGCCCACGCCCCAGCAACTCAGGACTCGCGAGCGATGCCTGTTGAACTGACCAAGCCGCTAGGGCGCAAGATCGGCCGGATCGTCGTGATCATCGATTTGGACGGCCTGACCATCCGGCGCCCGGGCAAGAAGACGGGCGTCCGCTACGCCTGGACCGACCTGTTTCGAGGCCACCCGGGCGACGCGGCCGAGGCGTTTGCCCAGCCGGCGCCGAGGGGCTGGTGCCCCCAGCGAGGCGACGTCGTCTGGTGTCGCCCAACCGGCCGAGGCATCAAGCGCCGGCGCGTGCAAAGCGTCGTCGAAACCCTGCCGGAACCCCTGATCTTTGTCCGGAGCGGGAAAGGCGTCGTGCCGGTGAACCGCTCCCAGTGTCGCCCCGCGCCCCTGAAGACCGATGACCCGACCCAAACACCTCTCCTTGGCGACGATTGAACTGCTCGAATCGATCGGCGTGCACTGCCGATTGACCGAGGGAGGTGTGCGCGTCGAGTGTCTGACGACGCCGGAGGAGATCGCCGCGGCGCTCCAGAGCCGGGCGGACCAGCTTCGCCCGCCGCTCGAATTTCGGGAGCGCCTCGAGCACAGCCAGTACGCGGGCGGTCCGCTGGACGGCTGCCAGCACTACGGCCGGCGCGGTCAGGTGCTGTTGGTCCAGATCTGCCGCGGCCGCTGGGCGGTCTATTTTGTCCGACCCGACTGGCGGGCCCAGTACCTCGGCCGTCGACCGAGCGAGCGGGCGGCCCGGGCCCAGGCCGAGAGAAAACGCCCGGCCGCCCCGGTGTGCGTGGTGCCCAATCCGAGACTGCGGCCACGGAAGCCGTGGTCAAAGGTCACAACTCGAACCGAGAGGGAGACGTCATGTTGCGAGACACGGAGCGAGCGATCCTCCAGCGCGTGATCCGATCGGAGGAGTCGGGCCGCTGGGCCGGCGACATCGAGCGGGGCCGCACGGTGGTCGCGGCGATCGACGCCAATTTCACCGGCGGCGAGCCGCGCGAAGAGGCGATCGCCGATCTGCTGGGCTGCCTGCTGACGGAGATCGACCGACTCAAAGACCGGGCGGCGGATGAGGCGGCCCGCAGCTCGAGCCTACGCCTCCCCACCCCTGGCCAGCTCGTCGACGGCGATCTCCCCCCCATAGACGCACCGGCCGAGGCCTACCGCGCCCCCAAGGATCCTCGTTGGGGGCCGGGACTCTAACAGGAGGTGTTGACGATGCTCTGGATCGTCGAGGTTGTGATCTGGATCGCCGGGGCCGCCGTGCTGGGCTACCTGGTCGGCCATGGCGTCGGCTACGTGCGCGGCGTCCGCCGCGCGAAAGAGCTGCTGACGAAGATCACCATCGAGGGCGACACGGAGCCCGACAACGAATCCTACGAAATGCTCCCGGGGAATCACCATGGCCGATAGGACGAAACGGATCATCCGGAGTCGAGGCGCGGCGATCCAGATCGCGTGGTCGGAGATCCGGCTGGCGGCGATGGGCGGAAACGCCACGGCACGCCGGGCGGGCGCCGGCCACCTCGGCGCGGCGGAGCACCTCTCGGCGTCGATCCGCGTGGAGATCGTCGAGATCGACGGCGACCAGGTGCACCTCGACGTCCGGCTGCCGAACCACGCGAGGCTCGAGGATCCGTGATGGCCGTCGGCTCCAAAAACGGCTCGGGCGTGTTTCAGCGGATCATCGGCTGGATGCCGCCGCACGACCTGTACGTCGAGCCGTTTTGCGGCTCGGGAGCGATCTACCTCCACAAACGCGCGGCGCGGCACTCGGTCTTGATCGACTCGGACCCGGCGGCGATCGCCAAGCTCGACCGAGTGCTGGGCGACGATCGGAGATCTCACACCGCCGCCGGCGACGGCGCCACCAGGCCGACCGTCGAGCTGGTTACCGGCGACGGGATCGCGTGGCTCGAAAGGTTTCGGCCGGCGAGCGATCTCGACGTGCTGGTCTACTGCGATCCGCCCTACGTGAGGGAGGCACGCCGCGATCCCCAGCGGGACTATTACGGCGAGCACGATTGGACCGACGCGGACCACGCGCGGCTGTTGACCTTGCTCCTCCACGCCGAGTGGAACTGGCTGCTGAGCGGTCTGCCGAGCGATCTGTATGAGTCGATGATCGCCGGGCTGGAAGCCGAGCGGTTGCAGGTCTCGACCCGCGGCGGGCCGGTCGTCGAGTGTCTCTGGTCGAATTACGTCCGCCCGGCCCGGCTACACGATCCCCGCTACGCCGGGGCCGACTACAGCCAGCGTTGGAACCAGAGCAAGCGCCAGCGCCGTTGGGTGCGGATGCTGGAAGAGATGGACGCCCGCGAGCGCCACGCGATGCTCGACGTGCTCAACGCGCATTTTAATACGGGTGAGGTGTGAGATGGCGAAGCGAGAAGAAACCAAGGTCGGCAAGGTGCACGTGGTCGACGGTCGGCCGATCACCGAGCATGAAAAGTGCCGCTGGTGCGAGAAGCCGGGGGAGTATCTGTGCGATTTCCCGGTCGATCCGAAGTCCGGCAAGACGTGCGACGCGCCGATGTGCGAGGATCACCGGACGGTGATCTCCAGCGGGATCATGTGCAGCCGGCGACGGGGCAAAAAGGGCGGCTGCCGGCCGTTTTCCATCGACCATTGCCCCGACCACTCCTCGAGCGCCGTCACCCGCGGCGGTGAGGTCCCCGGTCACGTGACGGGCCCAGGTCCTGTCACGTGACCCTGCCGGCGACGGAGTTGTGACGTGGAGTTGATCTTGTCCTGTTTCCCGGGCGTCGGGATTTTTGATCGGGCTTTCGAGGCCGAGGGGTTTTGCGTCGTGCGCGGGCCGGACCTCTTGTGGGGTGGCGACATCCGGCGATTTCACCCGCCCGCGGGCAAATTCTGGGGCGTCAAGGGCGGCTCCCCGTGCCAGGATTTTTCCAGCGCCCGCCGGGCCCCACCGACCGGCGAGGGTGCGGAGCTGATGGGCGAGTTTGCCCGCGTGGTGACGGAGGCCTCGCCGGAGTGGTGGCTCTTGGAAAACGTGCCGAGGGCGCCGGACCTGCGGATCGACGGTTACAGTTACCAGCGGGTCGACGTCAACCAGGCGTGGTACTCGGGCGTCTCCCGGCTCCGGCATTTTCAGTTTGGCAGCCGGTCGGGCGTGACGATCGACATCCCGCGCGGTGAGCCGGTGCGCGGAGCGGAGCCGGCCGCGCTGGCTTGCGACGGCCGAAGCTTTGGGGAGGTCTGCCGGTTGCAGGGGTTGCCCCTTGAATTTGACCTGCCACCTTTCACGGCACGCGAAAAGAAAAGAGCGGTGGGAAACGCGGTGCCGCTGGTGATGGGGCGGGTGGTTGCCCAGGCGATCCGCCGGGCGTACGGCCTGGACACCGGGCCGACGCCGGTCTTTGACGGCACCGGATGCGAGCGGCGCCGTTGTCTCTGCGGTTGCGGCCGTCGGGTCACGGAGCGAGCCCTCTATGCGTCGGCCACTTGCCGCAAACGGGGCCAACGCCAGCGGGAGAAAGCGTCACGCGCGACCGGCCGGCCCGTCACGCCGTGACCGATCGAGCCGTCACGGCGTGACCCGACGTGGGGTTACGGGGCGGCCGGCGGCCGGGTCACGATCCGATCCGCAGCGAGGTCACGGGTCGTGACCGAGCTCGGTCACCACACGTGACCAGCCTGGCCGGTCACACGTGACGGCCCGGGCCGTCACGTGTGACCGCACGTCTCGGCCGGAAAACGCGGAAAACTGAACTGGCGGCGCGCGCCCGGACCTGCTACCGTCCGCCGCTCCGGCGGTGCGGAGGGCCTCCAATCGGAAGCCGCCGCCGAGCGCCCTCCGCCCGCCGGATTGGTCTTGCACGGGGCCAGGCCAGCCCGTACTCTTCTTACGGCGGCACACGATCCACGGGCTGGTTGGATGCCGCCATTCTTGCGCGCCGCGATCGATCGACACCGCCGCACCACTCCCAGCGGCCAGGTACCGGCGATTCCCCATCCCAGGGCCGCGCGTGGGGTCCACCCCACGCGCGGTTTTTCATCCGCGTGCCCAGCGCGCTCCTGTCCCCTGTCCCCTGTCCCCTATCCCCTGTCCCCTGAACCCTGACCCCTAACCCATGACCCCCGACCAGCTTACGAGCATCCTCGACGGCCTCTACCGTGGCGAGAGCCAGCGGCAGATCGCGCGCCGGGTGCACGTGGGCCGGGACACGATCGGGGCCGTCGCCCGCGGGGAACCGGTGACGGTCGACGAGGACGACGCGACCCGCGCGATGGGGACGAGGCGACTACGCCGGCCGATCCGCTGCCCGGGCTGCGGGGCCAGGGTGGACACTTTGCCCTGCCTCACGTGCGGGATCGAAGCGAGCCGCCAGGTCGACCGAGATCTTTGCCACCTCCAACCGCTGGGGAGCGACTGATGATCGAGCTGTTGACGTTTGTGCTGACCGGACCGTGGACGTTTCTCGGGTGCATGTCGCTGGCCGTGCTGATCGTTGCCGGCGCGATCCTGGTGACCGCCGCGCTGGCCAACTGCCGACCGCTCCAGGGGATCGTCCAGGTCCACAACCCGACGATCAGCGAGACGGTCGTGGACGACCATCACTCGACGCACCGCAGCACGGCGGTCCAGCCCACCGCGCGGACGGAGGTGCGCGTCAAGCAGGACGCGGAGGCCGACGCGGGCCTCGACGCCAGCGACACCGACTCGCAGTCCGTCGAGCAGCACGCCCCAGCCTGACCACACGATGGTGCGTTAGCGCCGTCGCAACTCCAGCCTGCCTACTCCAGCCTACTCCGAGGTGCCTCCAATGGACCGACTCGCTGCCCTGATGACGTGTTTTGTCGCGATCCTGATTGTGCTGCTCGCTCTGCCGTCGCCCAGCCCGGCCGCGGATCCGGTACCGCCGCGCGTGCCGGGGGTCGATCGACAGGAGCCGCAGACGCATCTTGTGCCGATCGTCCCGGAGAGCCGGGCGACGTGGAGGCCTGTGGCGTACCGGGTGACCGGCTACGGCCGGCCGTCGAGCTGCTCGCCGCAGTACGCGCAGCCGGCGACGTGCTCTCCGCAACCGGCGACGTGTTATCCGGTGCCCGCGCAGCCGGAGACCAGGCCGCCGATTGACCGGGGCCGCATCAAGGACCAGGTCGCCGGCGAATTCGACCGGCTGACGACCGACCTGGTGATGCAGTTTCGCGGTGAGCTGGCGGCCGCGATCGACCGCCTCCAAAGACGTCCCGACTGGATCGACGTCCGCGCGGTCGACGGTCTGACCGGGGCGGAGACGACCGAGCGGGTCCAACTGGGCAAACGATTCACCATCTACCATCTACCGCCGGGGCCGGTGCCCGGGCGGTGATCGCTGAGAGTCATCGATGTCACTGCAACCTGTAGAAGAGGCAAGCCAAATGAGCCAACTGCCCGACCTGTCCCCGACCGTGCGCGAAGTGCTGATCACCGAAGGGATCGGCGCGCACCAGACCGTGATGACCGAATCAAAGGGCAACATCGGCCATCAGAACGCGCTGCTGCGATCGATGGCGCTGAAGAAATTCGATGAGGTCGGGTCCATCGAGGCCCGGGCCGTCGAGACGGTGCTCGGCAAGATCACCTGAGACAACTCCAACCGCGGGCGGGGGTCGGACCTGTTGTGAGCGCTCATCCCCGCCCGCACCTGTCAACCCGTCCGGAGTCGGCCAATGAAGACGAGCGACGAATTGCGGGCCGTGGCCGAGGAGCATCAGCAAGCCGCCCAGACGCTCCGCCGCAAGCTGGGGGCCTCTCACGAGAACCTCGTCGGCGTCATCGTCGCCTCGGTCTCGGCCAAGATGTACGCCGGGCTGGCCGACGTGCTGGACATGCTGATGGTCGACCAGCAAGGCCCGCCCAGCGGGGCGGCGGAGGCCGCGCGTCGCCTGGTGGCCCGAAACCAAGAGATGCGAAAGGCGATCCTCAGTGGCAACTGGGAACGATTCAGCCAGCTCGTCGGCGGAGACGCAGACTCCGAACCCGACGCCGCTGGAGCGGGCGCTTGAGGAGGCCCTTGACCTCTACAAGCGGAAGGGCCGCATCGAAGTGGCCATGGGGGCCTGCGCGCTGGAGTCGACGCGCCGCGGCTTGGACTGGGAACACCGCAACGTCGAGCAAGACAGCGACCGCTGCAACGAGGTGCTCGACGGCGTGTTTGGCACAGAGGGAGGCGATGGGGCGGAGGAGGTCGACGAGATGGGGCACCTCATCGTCGGAGACGTGGTGATCAACCAGGCCTCGGGCGCCACCGCCCCACCCGGCGGCGCCGAGGCCGTGAAGGAGGCTCCCGACCACGGCCAGGAAGAAACGCCGTCGCCGGCGGTGACCGCGGCGGCCAACAACAGCAAAAGCCTCGGCCAGGTGATCGGCCAAATGGCGCGAACCGTGCTGTTGGCGTCGATCGGCGGCACCGTGCTTGGCGCGGCGCTCTCCATGGCGTCCCGCGCGATGGACCAGCCGGATGCCGCCCCTGCAGCACCGCCGCCGGTGGCGTCGGCGCCCGGGCCGGCCCCGGAGCGGATCCCACCGCCGCGGGCGGACGTGCAGCCGGCTAGCCCGCAGTATCGGCGCATCACCATCGGCCCCTGACCGGCCGATTTTGACCGCACGAGGCCCGCGGCGATCGAGCTGACGCCTCCTGGCACCCCTTGTTTTCAAGGGCCGGAGAAGGGGCGTTTTGAACCGTTTTTGGAAGCGACTGGAGAAAGGGCGGACGCCATGGCCAAGGCAGGCAAACCAAAACAGGCGGAGAAGCGCGCCCCGGCCCGGCTCGGGGACGTCGTGTGCTGGTACGCGATCAAGGCGGCCGCGGCCGCGATCTGCGGCCGACTCCGCCAGGGCGGACAGCGCGCCAAGCTGGCGGTCGGGAAGAGCTACCCGGTGAGTCTGAGGGTGACGGGGCTCGCCAACGGGACGGCGATCGACGAAGAGATCGCCGGCCGGGTGGTCCGCGACGAGGACAAAAAGACCTCGCGCGCCCCGGGAGCCGCTGATCTGTTGGCCGAGGCGTTGACGTGCGTCGCGGAGTCGGAGCGGACCAAGGTCGCCGACCGCCTCAAAAAGGGCACAGCCAAGCCGACCGACGCGACCCGCGCGTTGGCCGAGGCAGTGCTTGCCGCCCGCAAGACCGACGCCACCCGCGCCGGGGACGTGCACCTCACCCCGAGCAAGTGACATGCCCGCGCAAGTTGTCGGCCGACACATCTTCTACCAGGGGAGCGCCTGGGGCGAGACGATCGCCCCGGACAAATCGGCCCTGCTGCCCGGCCAGACGGCCGCGTTCGCCAACTACATCAGCTACGACGGCGGGATCAAGGGGCTTTTTGTCGACGTGGCGGATCTGGCCGATCCGGGCGCGGTCTCGGCCGCCGATTTCTTGTTTGCGCAAGGCAACGATGACCGGCCCGTGTACTGGGGGCCGGCCAACGGCCCGCCCGACTCGGTGAGCGTCGCAGTCGGCGCCGGGGTCGACGGCTCCGATCGGATCAAGCTGCTCTGGAGTGCGTCCGCCTGCGACAACTCGCGTTGGTTGGAGGTGACCGTATTGGCCAACGCCAACACCGGCCTCGCCTCCGACGACGTGCACTACTGGGGGCTGGCGATCGGCGACACCGGCGACCGCGAGACAGACGCGATCGTCGATTATGACGACATTGTTGAGATCCAGACACGCGTGAGTCCCACGCCAGTCGAGATCGGCAGCCCGTGGGATGTGAATCGCGACAAGTACATTTTGTTCGTCGACGTCTACGTGGCGTACATGCACCTGACCGACGCGGAGACGTGCCTGAGACTGATCACGCCGGCGCTCTGGCGTTTCACCGGTCGGTCGGTCGCCGGCCGGGTGTGCGTGATCGGGCGAGAGGCTGGCCGCGCAGTCGTGATCGGCCAGGAGGCGGGGCACGTCTGCGTGATCGGACAAGAGGCTGGCCGGGCAGTCGTGATCGGCCAGGAGGCAGGCCAGGTCTGCGTGATCGGCCAACAGGCCGGCAAGATCTACTGAGGAGATAGCATGGCAACACCATCAGACATCGAGGGCGTGTGGCTCGAAAACGCATCGGCCACGCTGTTGGCCCGGGTGGTCGGCCCGGACAACGAGACGCCGATCAAGCAGGCGGATCTCGCATCCGCCAAGTACACCGCGTATTTGCTCGACGAGCACGATCCGGACGTCCAAACCCCGATCACCGGCCACACGGACGTCGACGTGCCGATCGCCGGGTTGATCCACGACACCCTCCAAGAGGATGCTCTATGGGGCGACCTGGACGAGACCGGCTACAACTTCAAGCACGTGCTCGACGTGGCCACTGATCTGTTCACCCTAATCGGTCGGACCTACCGGATCACGTTCACCCTCACCCCGACGTCCGGCCAGCCGATCATCGTCCGCTTTCGTGGTTGCTGCGCATAGCGGGTCCTTTTGACGGGGGTGGCCGGGGGGG